AGTACATCGCGATGTACTCGGGCGGGGAGGCCTTCGAGTTGTGGTCGGCGATCTGGGAGACGAGGTCCTTGCGCGCCTTCTCGCACGAAGCGAGGTCAGCGTGCTTGTAGGCCAGGTTCTGCCCCTGCCCGGTCACGAAAACGACGATGATCATCAATGCGTATCCCATAGCAACACCTCTTGTAGTTTGTGGGTGGACGTCATGCGATTGGATGCATGCGCTCGTGCCTTGCGGGGCGCACGTTCTGATTGCCCCGGAACCAACCACCGCAGTCTCGGCACTGATAGCGGCGGTACTTCATTACACTCGTCACGGCAAAGCCGCGCTGCTGGAAGGTCTCGCTGCCGCATTTCGGGCAGGCTGAAACCCCATCGAAGGCGCCCCGATTCGGGTGCGAGCGGAACCAGGGCAGCAGCCGCTCGTACAAGGGCTCGAGCAGGAGCACGTCCTGGCGGTTGTAGGATTCCATCTGGCGCCACGCCTCGGCCTTGCCGGCCATGCACTCGATCCAGAGCTGCGGCCCCTTGTGCCGGATCTTCTCCCCGAGATTCAGTGTCTGGGCGATGTAGTCGAGCTTGTTCGAGGGAAAGCGAAAGCGCTCGCGCATCGTCTTGAGAAGATCGATTTCCTTGCACGGGCTCGGGGGCTTCATCCCGTGGGTGATGAACTCCTTGTTCAGGGTCGGGATGTCGAAGGCAGACCCGTTGTAGTGAACGACCGCGTCGGCCGCATCGAGCAGCCGGTGAATCGGCTCGAGCATCGAGGCGACCTTGCCCGCGCGAACGCGCCTGAAGTGGACCTCGGGCTCTTGATACCACTTCGCCGCCCAGCACAGGACGTAGCCCGAGGCGGCGATCCACTCGGGGTTGATGTTCTGTTTCCAAAGGCCCCATACGTAGGCGAGGTTCGGCGCGGTTTCGATGTCAAGGAGAAGGATCTTCATCCGGTCTTTTTCTTTGGCGGGTTGAGAAGAACGTATCGCCAAAACCTTGGATTCAGGCGCAGGTGCCCGAGAAGGCCCGCGCCAAGCACCGTGCAGATGTGTTCCTCGAGCTCGTCCGCGACCGTGATGTTGTAGGTCGTGAACAGTTGGTGCAGCACTTCGTGAAGAAGCGTCGAGCGCTCCTTGTCGTGCGGGAGCCCGTCTTCGATTCTGATCAGGAGCTTCTCGTGATCGGTGTCGCCCCACACCGGCTCATCGGCCTCGTTCTTCAAGCTCCCCGCCGGGTGATACTCGATCGAGTACCCGACCCCGTTGGCGCTTGACCTGGCGGGCCGGGTTGACCGTGGCATTGGACTATCTCAGGTGCGAGCGCACCCACTCCCAGACGGCATAGCCGATCCCCGAGAGCGCGACGATGATCCCCCAGCCTCCGACCTGCGCCCGGATCGTTTCCATCGTCTCGGCGCGCCGGCGCGCGCGCCCGATCCACTCGCCGATGAACTGGTGATGCTCGAGGTGCAGGTTGTCCGGGACGGGGCGCGTGCAGGAAATCGCCTCGACAAGAGCGGCCAGGTCCTGGTCTGTCAGGACACGCGAGCGTCGTTCTTCGGTCATGAGAGATACTCCAATCTGGCGCCGCCCCTGAGCGCGTCATGCACCAGGCGGTTCGGGGTCGGGCTCTCGTAGTCCTCGAGCAGCAACGGCGCGCGGATGTAGGACGCGAGCTCGGCGCACTGCCAGGAGGCATTGGCGCCCGGGATCACCTTGGCGAAGGCAGACCGAACAGCCTCCCACTTCGAGTATTTCTCCCCGACCCTCGCAAGCGCCGCATCCTCGAGCGCGTCGCCCCAGGGGTTGCGGAGCTCACCCGAGAGCCAGTAGCACGGGAGCAGCTTCGACAAGGGGAAGATCCGAACCAGGGGAACGACCGCCTCGATCACGAACACCCGAGCGCCAACGACCCACGCGACAGCCGCGTGGGCGTACTCGCTGCGGGTGAACAGGCGCACCAGTTGAATCTCGAGATCGTGCCAGGAGCGCCAGGCGTCATGGCCCCAGGCGAGCAGGTCGCCGGAGCGGATGTTCGGCCGGGCGGTCGCGTAGCTCATCTGAGTTTTAGAACGACCTTGAGGTTGTTAAGACCGACCACCGCGTACAGCACGACCATCCCGAGCACGACCCACTCCGGCAGTTCCCCAAGGTAGTAGGCGTAGCCGACGGCCGCTACCGCGACGAGCTTCACCGCAAGCAGTACGAGTGCTTCCTTGCCGGGGAAGGCCGCGAACAACTTGGCGAGCAATGGGTTTAACTCCACGCCACCGCGCTTGAGGACGTAGAGGGTGCTGGCGATGTCCCAAATCGTGAGAAGGCCGAGCGCGGCTAGGAGCGGGGTCATGCTGTTCTGTAGGTCACGGAAAATTCAAAATAGGTGCTATTTGTAAATGTGGTGATTGCGGCCTGGTTCGTTGTCGCCGCAGCGGTCAATCCGCTAACAGTGATATTGGTTCCGACCACGTTGAGCGCAAAGGACACAACAGCAGTTGCCACACCCCCGAAAGACGGCACTTCGCCAACCGCCCCTCCACCTGTGGAGTCTATGGCGTATGGCAGACCAGCAATGACAGTTTGACTCCCTGTTCCGATGACGTTGACGTAAACCACGCCATGCGCCTTGACCAATTTACCGATCTTCGTGTAGACCCCGGATTGAGCCAGATACGTTGCGGTTCCTCCAAGCGTCGGGGTCCACGTTCCGGTTTCGTATTGTGAGTTGTCTGCCGTCCATCCGGTCGGCCCTGTAATGCTGTTGCGTAGAATGTTGTCGTGGATGTGCGACTTAGTATCTTGCGTATGCGTCCCAGCAACATCGACGCAAGCCGTTGTGATTGTTCCGGGGGTAGTAAACGTGTTGTCGTGTATGTGAACCGCAGTCGTTGTGGCGTTACCTGCAAGTTGAATCGCAGGCCCACCGGCGGTCAACCCGCAATCGTTGAACGTGTTGGAACACAGTTCGACGGAATTGGATTCGTCTATTTGAATTGCGGCAGCAGCAATTCCACAGGTGTTGAACGTGTTACCTGTGATTCGGACATTGGACGACGCAGCATTGGTGTACCCGATCAGCAGAGTCTTACAGTCATCGAAGTGGTTATCTCTTATCGTCAACGTATCCACGAACAGGAAATTGTTGGTGCTCTCTGTCCCGTAGAACCAATTGCCCTCCACCTTGACATTGGTGATCACAACGCCGCTGCTGGCGGTGCCAGTGAACCGCACTCCGTCGGTAGTGTTAAGGTAGTTATCGGCAAACGTGATGTTGCCTATGCGCTCGGGAGTGGCGGAATTGAGATTCCCGGTATCTACGACGAATGCCCTGCGTCTTGCGCCAGCCGCGCCGATGCCGACGAAGATATTATTTGTCACCGATATGTTTCTGGTGTAGGCACCAACAAGCTCTGGTTCAATGTCGATTGCCCCCGGCATATCTCCGGTTGTGTTCAGAAAGTAGTTGTTGTTGATATACAACCCATCCACCGAGCCTCCGGTAATCGCCTGACGGGTCTTGTTGTTTACGCCGTTAAAGGCACAGTTCGTGATGGATGTTCGCAATGCAACATAATTTGTTGGCACTCCAACACCGTCCATCTGTGCCCCGACAAACACCGCATCACCGCGCCAGCCATTGAAGTAGATGTTGTCGAGTTGCAAGTTCTCGATATGTCCACCAAGAACAACGTGCATGATTTCATCATCGTTATCGTAGGTGCCGGTAACGCTATCCACCTTCAGCTGCATATCCCTGATGGACACATTCTTGATCGAGGTGGCAGAGTTATCGTAATTCAGGGTGAACAGCCCATCGTATGCTCCGGGCCGCGCTTCTGTGCCTGATACCTGATGGATGATGGTTGACCATCCATCACCGAAAAGTTGGTTGTTGCTGTTGAGCGCGAGCGTCGTGGCCCGGTAGGTTCCCGCAGGAAAATGAATCGATGAGTGTGCATCAATCGCAGCCTGTATCCCGGCCGTCGAATCGGCTACGCCCGTCGGATCAACGCCAGCGAAATCCAGCACCGACACGGATTCGCGCAGCTTCGCCTGCACGTTCGTCGCAACAGCACCCGCACCGGCGGGGGAGTAACTGACGTTCGTCGCAAGGGTCGACCCGACCGGGGCGATGTCCTGCCCACCGAACGCGACGACCTCGTCATCCTCCTGCAGACCGTAGCTGAAGGTGAGCGCGGTCGAGCTCGTCTCGGTGTAGTCGACATTCAGCCGCATCCGAGACCCGTTCAGGTACACGGCGAGCGCGTTCACCCCCGGCACGTACGAGAACGACAGATTGAAAAGCGTCTGGCCCGCGGTCGCGGTGTGATCGCTCCGTTGGACCCCGTAGACGGTGACGTCCACCGAGTGGGTGGTGATGTCGCCGTTGGAATCGAAACCGAGGAGACGGTTCGCGCGGCTTGCGGCCGCGGGCACTTCGACGCTCGAGATGGAGTCCGAGACGGGAATCCGAACAGCCCGCTCGAGGACTTCGCGAATCTGCTGTGAGAGGATCGTCAACCGGTCAAGCGCCCGCTCGATCGTCTTCGGGAACCACCCTCCCCCATTCGGGAGAACCGTCCCTTGGGTCTCGGCGACATCGCTCGTCACCGTGATCTTCGACCCGGTCGCAAGCGGATCACCCGCAAGCGGGTAGGTGATGCTGCCACCGGGGTTCGCATCCTGGTCCGCGTTCAGGGCGACGCTATAGTCCGCATCGAGCACCAGCAGCGTCTCGGTGTCGGCCGCGTTGGTGTGCGTGAGGACGACGTCCTCGTCGCTGAACACCTTGAAGGTGAACGCGAAATTCGTCGCCGAGTCGTTCCCGGCAAACTGGGCCTTGCGGACTTCAGTCGATATGGTCATCGGCGTGGCACCTCATTGGTCGATTGTCTGGGCAAGGGAGCACCCCAAGGTGCCCCTAGCGCTTCGGCGGGGGGCCCGCCAGGAGCACCCCGGGGTTGTCTGTTTCGCCGCTCGCGAGCGCGTCAAGCCCCGCCGCGAACCGGTTGATCTGGGCAGCGGGGTAGTGAAAGATCACCCCGAGGACACTGTTCAAGGCCTTCCAGAAGGCCAGATCCGCCTCCCCCTGCTCGGCCTGCTTGGACAGCTTCGAGAGCTCACCGAACAGGCGCACCCCGGCCGGGCCCTGGTAGTCCCCGAACTCGCCCGCCGCGAGCTGCACCGCGCCCGCGGTCTCGCGCAACAGAACGAGCGTGCCGAGGAGGTAGGTCGCCTGCTCACTGATCAGGCGCCTCATCAGCTTGTCCTCGTCGTCCCAGTCGCCCTTGAGGGCGGCCTTCATCAGGGCCCCAAGAAGAGCCGGGATCGAGTACAGCAGCGCCACGTCGACCGCGAGCGCCCCGACGCTCAAGGGGCTCTTCCAGTTCGTGCGGTTCGTCGCCTCGACCGTCAGGTTCCAGGTCGTGTTGAAAAACGAGTAGAAGTTCGTGAAGAGCTTCCAGGCCGGGTGCCCGCGCTGCATCTGGGAGAGGTCCCCGATCTGGCCGGCGCCCTGGGCGTCGCGCACCGCCTGGTCCGCGAGAGCAATCGCTTTTTCCTCGGACATCTCGGGTTGCGAGTAGGCCTTTTCGTAGGCTCCGTACCAGGTCGGGATGTCGGCGACGAGCTGCAGCTTCTGGATAAGGTAGAAGAAACTCGCCTCGATGACGCTGTCCTTGCCAGAGACCTTGTTCCGGATCTCGTTCACCTCGCGCTGCAGGGTCTTGTTGCGAAGGCGCATGAACGTCGACTTGTCGTAGATCTTCTTCGCCGAGTTCTCGAGATTCACCGCGTCCCCGAACCAGTGCTTCGCGCCCTTCAGAATCCACTTGCCCCCGACCCGGACGACAGACTGCGTCAGGCCGAGCGGCTGCAGGAGCGAGGTCGTGACACTCCACCCCAGGCCGACGATCGTCGACCCTTGCCGGATGTGGTTGAGAACGCGCTCGCCTCCCGTCTGGGCTCCGATGTCCCCGATCGCGATGTCGCGCGTCGTGTTGATCAGCTCGCGAAGCAGCTCCGGCCCCAGGTGCTCACGAATCGCCTGGTCGATCGGTTGTGCGTTCAAGAGCCTCCGCGCATCGATCAACCATTCGTGAAAGGCGAGGTCGTGGATCACCTGGTCGATGTGCCCCGCGATGATGTTGCCGAAGTCGTAGCGCATCACCCGGCCGGTGGATTCGACTCGGCTCTCGAGGTGCCCGCGCCGGGTCTGGGCACGCGCGTACAGGCCACGCTCCATCTGACGCTGAACCTCGGCCGCGGTGTCGGACTCGACCCTCGTCGAGAGCATCGGATCTGACTTGATCGGGTAGTAGCCGCCGCGGTAGTTTCCGAACTTCGTCTGGACCGGGGTCGCATCGACCCACTCGGGCTCGACCCCGGTGACACGCTTTTGCTTCTCCGAGATCATCGGCCGCAGGGACTCGAGGAAGTCCCACACCCCTTGAACGAAGTCCCATTCCGCCTGGGTGAGCGTGTCGAGGATCGTCTCGAGCTGCGTCGCGTTCCAGCCCTCGCCCGTCATCACACGCTCGCGATTGGTCTCGTTGCCCATGTTGAGCGCGATCCCGATGCGCTCCTCGCGTGTGAGAGACTTGCCGATCGCGGCGAAGTAGCTCTTCCTGGCGAGCGCGTTCTTGCCAAGGTGCCCCTTCACGTACGAGCCCTTCAGGATCGGTTCGAGGAGCTTGGACAGGGCAACGGTCGCCTTCTCGCGCTCGCTCGCCTCGAAGTCCGCACGCTCGTTCATCGTCCGAACGAGGAGCTCCCACATCACGCCCGCGTCCTTCCACCCGTCTGCTTCGCGGAGGATGCTCGCGAACTTGCGGTGCTCGGCGAGGAACGTCCGCCCGAGCTGACCAAGGGGCGCGAGGAGGCCTCGGTCACTTGACCGCCGCTCGGGAACGGAGCCGCGAGCGTTCTCCCGGATCGAGGCCGAGGCCTCCTCAACGCGTTCTTCAAACTCACGCGCATCCTTCGCCGTGAGGAGCTTCTTCTTCAGCCGCCCGAGGTGCTCGATCGACTTGACCGCGTCCACCAGCCCCCGGAACTCCTCGATCGTGAGCGTCGAGTAGTGCTGCCGGCGCGCCTCGGCCTCGAGCTCTGGCGGGATTGCGGGCTCGAACCCGGAGGCGCGCTGCGCCTCGATCCACTTCGCGAGACTCTGGCGCCGTGCGATCTCGGTTCCGGTTGCGCGGCGCAGGTCAAAGCGCTCGAGGATCTGGTCGATCTGGTCGAGGTACTCGGAATCGAGCGACTTCCGAGTGCCCTCGGAGTCGAACTTCTTCAGATACCGAAGCGCCTTCTCGGCGCGCTCGATCGCCTCCTGAGCGGCCCTCGCCGCGTACATGTTGACCAGTTGGTTGCGCTTTTCCGTCGCCGCCTCGATGAGCTTGCCCGCCTTCAGCGCCTTGTCCGCGGCCTTTGCGGCACGCGCTTCGGAGGCCTCGTACTGGTGCGGCTTCAGGTCCCGGACGCGCTTGCGGTTGACGATCGCCTCCGCGAACGCCTTCGCCGCCTTCGCGAGGATCTTCGGCTGGCCCGTTGCTTTGGCGAGCGCGTTCAGCTCGGTCGCAACGAACTTCGCACGCGCCTCGTTGTGGATCGCTGCTTCGGCTGCGCGCTCGATCGAGGCCGGGTCCGACAGATCCCCGTAGCGCTCGAGCATCCTCTGGTCTGTCATGCCCTTGATCGTCTCGCCCATCGGATCGGCAGCGATCAGCTGCTTGACGAGTGAGTCCCCGGAGTCGAAGCCGAACATCTCCGCGACCGTGTTCGGGTGAAGGCTCCCCTCGCGGTCGTTGCTGACGATGTCGGTCGACAGATACCGCCAGGGCGCCGCGGGCCCCTCTCCGTACATCTCTTTCAAGGCCGCGGTCGAGAGCTTCGCCCCGACGGTCTGCTCACCCGTCGGGAGGATTCCCTTTTTCAGCCAGCGCCGGGCCGCGTACACCGGGAGCCGGTAGACCTCGGAGCGGACCTCGGACTCGAGTGCGTTGCGCTTTTCGGAGGCGTCCTTTTGCAGTCGAGCGAGCTCCCTCGCCTTGGCATTCGCGAGCCAGCGCATGTCGCGCAAACCGCGTTTCTGAAGCTCGTCGACCGCGTCCTGGGTCGCGCCGGCGCCGCTCTCCTGGTAGGCGCGCCACTCATCCTCTGTCATCCCCGCTTCGGCCGCGTTCTTGAAAAGAGGCGCGTAGCCGCGCGCGATCTCGGCGAGCCTGATCTGCTCCTCAGTCGCGAGCATCCGGTCGAACACACCGCGGACCTCGTCCGTGAGCGTGACCCGCAGCTCGGTGAGGGACTTGTAGACGTTCAAGAGCCAGCTGCGGAACTTGCCAAAGAGCGACTGCACCTCGAGGTTCGGGCTCTTGCCCTCGAAGAGGTACGCCTCGAACCCGCGCGCGAACTGCTCGTGGAAGGGGCGCTTTTGCTCGAGCGTCATCGCCTGCCAGGTCCCGAGATCGGGAACGCCGAACCACTTGAGGGTGCGGTTCATGTCCTCGAGAATCGCCGAGGGCGCGTTCGGCTGCGCCGCGATGTCCGCCATCACCTCGAGGAAGAAGTGCCCGGTCTCGTGCAAAAAGGTGCTGAGGTCCGCGGTCTTCAGGAGCGTGACCGTCGACCCCTGGCTGAGATCGGCGCCGAAGGAGATCTGGCCGCGCGCGGGCTGGTACAGGTTCCTGACGAGCTCGTCCTTGTAGACCGGGTCGTTGCCGACGAAGAGCTCTTCCGGGAGCTTGTCGAGCCACTCGGGCGCGACCGTCTTGAGGGTGCTCCTCCACTCGGCCGGGGTGAGCGCCCCCTGCGGCAGATCCTGGTCTCGCACGAAATCGAGCGCGAGCCTTCGCTTCGCGGTGTACTGCGCCGCCGGAGCGGGGGCGTCCGAGACGATCTCGTTCGCCGCGGCCGCGTCCCCGACGTGGGTCACGGGGAGGGGCTTGTCCGCGAAGAGGACCACGGCCGCGTTGCCGCGCGCGAAGTACCCGTCGAAGCCGGCGTTCAGGACCGCGGCCTCGAACGCATTGTCGGAGTCGGAGCGCCGGCGTAAGGCAAGCGGATCACCCGCCGCGTCGTAGAGGTTGTCGAGCCTCGCAACGTGCGCCTCGGCGCCGACACCGCGCTCGGGTCGAACGCCCTTGCCGGTGTTCACGTAGAAGTGAATCCGGCGGTTCAGGCGGGGATCTGCCGACTTGAGACGCGAGCGCTCCTCGCCCTTCAGGCCGGTGCCGAACTTCGAAGGGTCGAGGCTGTTGCGGGCCTCGCTCGAGAAGTGGACCCCGACGAGCGAGACCGCGCCGACGCGCTCGCCCGCGGGCCAGCGATGATCGAAGTCGATGTCGATCGAGAACGCGGTCCCGTCGGGAAGGCGCGTGTAGAAGTTCTCAGGCGCCTTGTCGAACACCGTGACCCCGCGCGCGGGGTTGACGGTGCCGTCCTTGAAGACCAGGCCCTCGCGTGTGAGAACCGACTCCTGCCCGAACTCGCGCCCGATCTCGAGCGCCTGTTCCTGGTTGACGCCCGTCACGATCACCGAGTGCTCGTCTTCGCCAGAGTAGCGCCCGAGGACCGAAATCGGCTTGAGCCCGAGTTCCCTCAGGCGCGAACGAAGCGCGTCCATCCGGGCGGTATTCGCCGCCGGGTCGAGCTGCGTTGCGTTCGGGTTCTCGGCGGTGAGGACCGCCCAGTCAGAGCGGCCGAGGATCGAGCCGATGTTCTCGCCCGTGAAGTCCGACGGGCGCGCGGGGACCGGCGGGTTCGCCGGTGTCGCTAGGTAGTCGGGGGCTCGGGCGCCTTGACTGAGGGTGCTGAGGCCGGGGAGCTGCCCGACGTCGACTCCGGCGTCGAAGGCTTCGTCACCCGTCGGAACGCCCCCGGGGGTTGCTTGGCCGCCCACGCCCAGATCGGGTCGCTGCTGTCCAGCATCACCGGTTGTTTCGCGGACGACTTGTCCTGCGGCGTCTTCGTAGGAGTAACTTCCGGAGTCTCTGGTGCCGAGCTCATGGTATAGCCTCTTCTCGTAGTACCAGAGGACCGCCTGCAGGTCCGCCGGCGTGATTTCAACACCGCGCCGCTTGAGGTTCTTGACCGCGAATTGTACCGCAGTGACCATGAATTTGCGATCGGTCGCGTTCTCTGGAGCGTCGCGCAGATTCTCGAACGCGGCCTTGTGGAGCGTGTTCGCCGCCTTCTCGATTTCGCTCCCGTCCTTGAACTTCTTCGCCGCGTACGCGTCTCGATACGGGACCGTCGCCTGGAGCACTTCCTCGTCTGTGAGGTCCGGGTTGCCAAGGAGCTCACGGAAGCGCTTGATCCCGGCCTCGGTCGGCTGCTCGAGGATGTGTCCTCGGTAGCGGTTGAAAAGCCGCGACCACCAGCGGTCCATCGTGAGGTAGTCCGCCTGGCCGCTCAGGTTCGCGTAGAAGGCGCCGAGCTTCGGCCCGAGTTCGAGCGCCGCAACCGGCAGGTTCATGTCGACGGGGTAGCCGGTATTCATCTCCTCGCCGCGCGCCCGGGCCTCGGCCTTCAGCTCTTTGACCGAGCGCACTTCGAGGAGGTAGGCCTTCAGGTCCTGGACGTCTTTGCCGAACTGCTCATAGAGCGCCTCGAGCTTCGAGAGCGTCCTTTGCATCTCTGCCTGGCGGCCGGCGCCCTTCTGCATCACGAAGGTGCCGGTCTCGCGGAAGTTCCCGTAGACGCCGTCGGCGATTCGGAAGTTGTCGTGAACGTCCTCGCCGTTCGATGAGATCGCAACGATCAGGGTGAAGATGTCGCGCGCGTTCGGGTCTGTCAGGAGCTCGGGGTACTTCTCACCGAACGTGTCGATCGCCTTCTGGAAGCGCTCCGTGTACCAGCCAAGGCCCGAGCGCTCCGGGTGAAGGAGCTCGAACTGAACCTCCTCGACCATCCACTTCGCGAGCTTGCGTGCGGACTCATCGCTCCGGTCCTTCAGCGAGATCGTTCCGAACTTCTCCCGCTGGCGGCGCTCGAGCGCCTGCGCGACCTGGCGCGTGTTGTATCGAACGCCCGGCTGAAGACCGTATTTCTTGAGAGTCTCGGTGCCGCGGCGGATCGCGGCGGCTTGCTCGAGGATGTTCGGGGAGTCGGTCGGGCGCTCGTTGAAGACGGACTTGATCTGCTCTGGGCGGAAGACGACGTATTCCGTCGCCTTTCCAGCACGAAAAATTATCCCGTCGTACCCATCCCCTTCAAGCTCGCTCTTGTATTCCTCGATGTCCTCCCAATCATGGAATCTGCCAAGACGCTTGATTCCCTCTTCCTTGGGATTCTTCATTGACAGGTAAACTGGCATTACATTTCCGCCCTTGCCAGTTGCGTACATTGCCGCGTCTTCCGGGTTAGCGGTAAAGAAGTGGCCTAGATTGCCGACAAGATATGACCCACGAGCGGCAATGTTGAATTGTGAGAAGTTCCTTTTCGTCCCGTGATACACCACCAGCGGCTCGCCCTTCTCGTCCACCACCTTCGAGTCTCCGAACCAGCGCTTGAACTCGGGTGTGCGCTTCTGCTGATCCATCGTCACTTCACCCGCGACGTTCTCCGCGCTCACCCGCAGCGGGTACTTCGTCATCAGCTCCTGCGGGGTCATCCCGAGACGTTGCGCGGTCGTCACGTAGAAGTCCCGAACGAGCGCCGCGTAGCCCGCATTCACATCCTTCGTGAACCGGTTCGCCTTCGTGAGCTCATCGAGGATCGTGTCATGCACGAGCTGCGCGCCCGCCTGGAATTCCGAGTTTGCCTCGTTCTCGGCGAGGATCTTCTCGGATTCCGCTTTCAGCGCTTCTGCCTCGCCCTGGTAGAAGACTTCGGCCTCAGCCTGGCTCATCCCGTTCGGGTCGGTCTTCAGGTGCTGCAGCAGCACGCCCCCTTCATCGGCCGGGGCGATGTGCGCCGCGTACTCACCGATCGGGATCTTCACGTCCCCGCCCGTGATCGCGGCCTCGTTGATCTGAGACTGCACCTCGTTCGAGAGGGATTCGAGATTGACGCCCGACTGAAGAAGCGCCGCCGCGGGCACGTAGAGCTCATGCACCGGGCCCTCGGAGGCGATGTCCTGGACGAACTCGGCAAAGCTCTGCGGGTCGCGCTCGCGCAGCTTGGAGGCCTCCGCAAGCTTCAGCAGATTCGCAAGCGCCTGCGCGTTCTGCGTCGCCGCTTCCGCTTTCTGCGCGTCCTTCGCGAGCGCGTGCATGATCGTGACCTGGCCGCCCGAACCGATCACGGTCGCGATCATCGTCTGCAGCGCCGCGACCGGACGCTCGCGCATGTACTCCGAGAACGGGCGCTCGGGATGCAGCAGCGCCCACTCGTTGAAATCCTGCAGCGCAGTTGCCGCCTGTTCCCCGATCTGCTCGGAGACCTGGTTGACCAGCAGCGTCTTCCACAACGGGGAGCCGGCCTTCAGGTCCTTCAGCAATCGAGTCACCGGGAACATCTCTGTGAGGTATTCGAAGCCCGCGTCGACCACGCCGTACTGCAGCGCCTTCGGAACCGACAATCCCTCCTGGCGACCCTTCTCGTAGGACAGACCGCCCGTGATCGCCGCCATCGCTTGCAACGCAAGCGCCGGGTTTCCGGTCGCAAATCCGGCAGCGAGAGGTGGGAGGTTCTGCCCGAGCGATTCAAACCCAGAGCGAACGCCAGACTCGATGACACCCTGTGGCTTGCCGAAGGCGCCGGTCATCCAGTCACCGGTCGCGCCCGATTGCTGCCCCATCTGGCGAAGACCCGCGGCGAGTCTCCGCAGCGGGTTCTCGGGAAGCACACGCCCCGAGAGCGGGTCGAGCACCGGTGCAACAGTCTCCGCGGCCGCGCCCCCGAGCGCGTACAGACCCGCCGGGATCTTCGAGAGCATCCCGGACCAGATGCTTGCGTTACTCACACCGACGAGGCGAACACCCTTCTCGAGCACACTCAGCCCCTCGAGATCGTCATGGGTGAGCTTTGCGAACTGCGGGTCCGAGAGGCGCTCGGCGAGCTTCGGATTAGTTCGGATCAGGTCGTCGACCCGCTGCATGAGCACGCGTTGCGCGGTCTCATCGGGGAGGCTCTCCCCGACCGCCGTCGGAACACCGAGCGCCGCGGAGTCACGCTTTGCCTTCGCGAACTGGTCAGGGTTCGTGCCGGAGGCTTGCGAGATCACCGCCGCGAGGCGCCGGCGGTTCGCCTCGGCCTGATCATCCATCAGACCACCGTAGTCAACCGAGCTTGCGCGCGAGGCAGGCGCGAGGCGCTTTTCCTCCTCGTCCATCAGCTGCCCGTAGTCAACCGAGCTTGCGCGCGAGGCAGGCGCGAGGCGCTTTTCCTCCTCGTCCATCAGCCGCCCGTAGTCGTCGCTCACTGAGCGCCCCTCCGGCCCAGCAGATACCACTTCGCGATTTCTTCCTTGGTCGTCGGCTTGCCACGCTTTTGCCGCTCGAGAATGATCGCGTTGCGATCAACCTCGGGCACGACGACCTCGCCGAGCTCCTTCGGCAGCACCGTCGCCGCGCGCACTTCTTTTTCCCAGAAGACCCAGCTCGACTTGGAGACCGTGCGCGCAATCACCTGGCGCATGACGCCCTCTTTCTCATCACGTGTGAGAACGCGGTTGACCTTCTGCTGAGCTGAGGAGATTTCCTTTTCGACGACGTCCTGCAGCCGCCCGAGGCGCGCCTTGTCCTCGTCCGTCTTCTCCGCCTTGTAGGGCCCGAGGTTGAATTCATCCGCAATCGAGTTGAAGCTCTCCCGATCGATCTTCGCCTCCGAGAGCTTCGCCGGGTTCTTCGCGAGCGTGTCCCAGCGGTTCAGCAGCGAGGTCGTGTGCTCGTGCCCGAGATCAGGCAAGAGCGCCTCCACCTGCTTGCGGCTCATCCCCGCGAGCACTTCCGGGTCGGAGTACACGTACGCGGCCGCGTAGGTGTCGCGAGTGCGCCTGCGCGCGGCACGCGCTTCTGCCGAATCCGCCCGAGCCTCAGAGGCTGCGGCCCGCGCGATCGCGGTGTAGTCCTGGTTTTCCTTGAAGGTGACGATCTTCTGCGCCGCTTCCGGGTTCGTTTCGGTCAGGCGCTGAAACGCAGGCATCTTCTGGATGTCGCGCATCGAGGCGCCTTTCAGAAGCGCCCCGGTCACCGCCGACTGCAACCCGATCGAGTGCTCGGTGTAGCGCTCGCGGATCAGCTTGACGGCGTGCTCTTCTTCCTTGCCCGAGAGCTCGCCACGCGCCTTCGCGAGCGCCTGCTCCAAGGTCAGGCCCCCTGAGATCGAAGCATCCGCATAGGTCTGGCCGAGGGTGTCAAGGCCCGCGGAGGCAAGGAGCTTGCCGAACTGCTCGTGCGCGGTGCCGGCGATCTCGCCCTTGTTCTGGTTGAAGTACTCCTTCGCCGCGGCGTAGCTCTTGTCGACGAGATTCTGAAACCGCTGCAGGTGAAATTCGGTGAGCGCCTTGGACAACTTTTCCTGGGTGACCGCGTCATCCCAGTTCCTGAGCGCCGCATGCGCGCGGACTGCGTTCTCGACGCTTTTCTTGCGATCAAGCGCAACCCCCTCGCTCGCCGCGATCGCCCCGAGATTGATCTCGTTGGCGACACTCGCCTCGAAACTCGCGTCCGCGGCCTTACGCCCTTCCCCCAGCTCGAAGGTCGCGCTGTCGTGCTTGCCGAGGTATCGGTTCTTCAGCGCCATCGCGTTGAAGGCGCGGCGCTGGGCATCGTTCTGAAGAGATTCCGAAACCTTCTTCGCGGTCTCGTCGTGCCACTTCTCGAAGTCCCCCGTCAGTCCCGCGGCGGCGCTCCCGACGCGCTTGGTCTTCGCCTCGGCCTGCCAGTTGAGGTAGGCGTCCTTGTAGGCCGCATCGGCCTCCTGGACGCGTGTGAGGTTGGCTTGGTCCTGCAGGTGCGCGGCGATCGCAGAGAGCCCCGAGCCCGCGGCGAGCATGCCCTTGCCGAACTGCGACTGTTGCGCGGCGCCGGCGCCAAGCGCCTCCGGCGTGACCATGCGCGCGTCCTGCTGCACGTTCGGCAGGGGCCGCTGCTCGACCTGCGGCGCGTTATACAGCGGGATCGTCGGCATGTCGGTCGCCTCTCATCAGATCGGTCAGCCCTTCTTCAGCCGATACCAGGAGGTTGCAACCTGCCCCGCGCCGGCCAAAAGAGAGGTTCCGCCCGCGACGAGAGGTGACTCTGCGCCGGCGCGGCCTTTGTAGAAGTCGGAGGCAAAGCGATCGTTCGCCGCCTGGTACTGGTAACCGTAGGCCTCGCGCGCAGCGTTATTCCTGATCGTGAGCGCATCGACCTCACCCATGAATTTCGTGTCCGCGAGGATGTTCAGCGCCGAGCCCTCGCCGAGATCAAGGCCCCGGGCGGCGAGCGTTGCGCGCTGCGCCGAGTAGATGCCCGCGGCCTTCAGGCGCTGGGTGCCCTCATCGGTCTGGCCGCGTGTGATCGCGTCAGAGGCGCGCCGGTCGGCAAGGTGCGCGTTCCAGGAGGCGACCTGCGCCTGGTACTCGTAGGAAGACTTCGCCGCCTGGGACTGCTTGTAGGCGCCGATCGTGCTGTTGATCGCGCCGAACCCCTGCATGATCAGACCGGCGTTGCCGATGGTGGATGGATCGATTGGACCGCACATAGCTATGGCCTCACCATGAGATAGCCCGCGCGGCGGTAGCCGAGGCGCTCATAGAGCACCATCGTCCGCTCGGCGGTGACTTCGGTTCCGATTCCAAGACAGATCTCGTCGACATCCTGCGAGCGCGCCCAGGACTCCCACGCCTTGAAAAGCCGCGGAAAAGCGCTCCCGCCCCGGTGCTCAGGCGCCACATACACGAGCAGGTCGCTCGCGTAGCGAGCGTTGCCGAAGTACTGCTCGGCGATGAACCCGACGAACATCCCGACGATCCGCCCGCTCACCTCGGCAACGAACGCGCCCCCCGCGGGGATCACCCGCTCGGCGAGCGCTCGGAGCTTCTGCGGCCGGTAGTCGAACTTGCGAAAGCGCGGCGACTCGTCGTGCATCCTCGCCCCGAGCGCGATCATTGCCTCGACATCAAGAAGCGTTGCTTGGCGGATCTCAGCCACCGGGCGCCACTCCGAGGGTGAAGGAAGCGATCGTGATCGGCAGCGGCGCGGTTTGACGGACGCACAGCTCGGCGCTCAGGCGCCACTTCGGGTCGATCACGAGGTGGATCTCGTCGGTCTTCAACGCGGGGGGCGATCCGTAGGACTCGCTCGTTCGCTGCGGGTACTCGCGGAGCTTGTCGAACGAGGGCCCGACGAAGATCAGGCTGGAGCCGACCACCCGCAGCCAGATCTCGTTCACGTTCTTCAACGTCCCCTGCCCCGCGGCCGAAGGCGTCTCGATCGCAAGTGGCAGCGTCTGCAGGTCCGCGGTGATCGGAAGACCGACGTGGATCACGCTCGCCGCATCGGCGATCGTCACCGCGCCGTTCGCGACCACGGCGCTCGCTGCGACCGCGCCGTCGGCGAGGATCGAGACCGTCTCCCCCTCCAGGTGCCACAGGCCCGTGACGCTCGTCGTCGGCGCGCCCGAGTAGGTGCCGCCCGAATCGACGAAGAACGCGTCCTCGAGCGCGGTGAACTGGCGCGTGTGCAGGCGCTCGACGTAGCGCACCGTTCGCCCGTTGACCGTTCGCCGGATGATCGCGTAGAGCGCGTCATCGGCGCCCTCGCGGATCGAGGCGACCGACTCGAACACGCCATCGGTTGAGTGCGTGTGCCAGGCGACGACCTCGTGCTCAGGCAAATAGGTCAAGCCAAGGAGCGTGCCGTCCGAGCGCACCGCGAACACCATTCGCGAAGGGCTCTTCACGAAGGCCATGTCGGCGATCGTGTAACCGTTGAATAGGTGCGGCGCCATGATCGAGATGTCACTCGACTGGTAGCCCGACTGCTCCCAGCGGTACTTGAGCTCGCGCACCCGCCCCGCGCCCGCCTGCGTGTAGAGCACGCTCGAGGAGGTGATCACGGGGGTGACGTTCGATGCGCCCTCGTTCGTCTCCTGGCGGGGGCTCGCCGACTCGGGCGTGAGGATGTCTGAATTCTGCGGCGCGATCTTCCACTCACCGCCGCTTGTCAGCATGATCAGATGCGTGATCGGGACGATGTGCCGGATGCGGTTCACATCGCGCGCCTTGATCGCGAGCGTGATCGAATCGTCGGCCCGCGTCGGGATCGAATACGAGAGGTTCGACTCGGTCGCCGAGCGCGTCATCCACAACGTCTGGGGCTTGTTGTCGGTGCCACCGAAGACGCGCCGCGACTCGTAGTACCCGACCGCGCCCGGGTAGTTGCTTGCGCCCGAGAACGGGTCGTTCGCGATCGCGGGCGTACGCGAAGTGTCCGCGGTGATGTTGTTGTCGACGAAGGTCGCGACCGCGCTCTGGCCGATGTAGCCATAGAGTCCGTTCATCAGCTTGTAGACGTTGTAGCGCACCGCGCCAGCGCTCACCGTCCAGCCGACCGTGTTGTAGCTGCCGCCCGAGGTGAGGTCGTTCTTCGCCGCGGCAAGCGTCACGTTGCCTCCGCTCGTGTAGGTGGTATAGGCGCTGGTATCGACCGGCACCCCATCGAGCGTCTTCAAGGTGAGCGTGCTCGCGGTCGGCACGGTGTTCACCAGAAACTCGATGTTGTTCAGCTCCACCATCCCGCCGACGTCGGAGACCCACACCGGCTCATCCACCGAGAGCCCGTGCGGAGACGAAGTCGTGATCACACCGGGAGACGCCTTGGTGATGTCGCTGATCGTAGAGACGCTCGTGGAAAGCGCCGGCACGGATGCGAACGACTCCTCGAACGTCTCGGCGGTGACCGCGGTCACCTTATAGCGGTTCAGGGTGCTGCCGCTTCCTGAGGCAACGACCGTTGGCGCGCTCGGGGGCGAGATCAGGGGCGAGAAACTGATCTGCGTGAGCGTCCAGGTCACGGGCGCGGTGCGTCGCAGCTCGCGCGGTGCGTAGCTCGGGTGAACGAGCGTCAGAACGTCCGCGGACTGGGTGAAGTGGATGTCGGCGAGATCGGCTTCGAGGTACGGGGTCGCGAGCTCATAGACGCGCGCCGCGGTCCCACCCGCGGTGTAGGCCGCGTAGCCGCTCGTGTCGATGTCGGCGCCGCCGTGGATGTCTGTGATCTCGAAGCTGTGCGTGTCCTTATTCGCGACCTTGACAAAGCGCCCCTCGAGCTCGGTCATGCCGCCGATCCCCGAGAGGTACACCCAGTCCCCGTTCGAGAACCCGTGCGAGGTCGCGGTGACCACACCCGGGTTCGCCTTGGTGATCGCGCTGATCGACTTGCCGGTCTCGAGGAGCGTGCCCCCTTGCGTGTGCCAGCGAACGTACTGGTCCCCGAACTCGATCACGTAGGTCTGCTCGGTCGAGTAGGCGAATTCGATCAGGCGTGATCGCTTGCTCGAATCCTTTGTCTCGAGCACGTACTCGAACCCGGGGCGGTTCTCCGCGGGCCCGTGCGGCAGAGTCCAGAAGTTGCGCGCGAGCGCAAGCCCCGTCTGGTGCTTGACCAGGTCAAGACGCCCATAGAGCTCGGGGGCGATCACCCCGCCCGCGAAGGACCGGGTGAGCGTCTTCAGGTTCATTGCCTTGCCTGAATCGCGCTCGGAACGCGCGCTGCGCTATAGGGGTGGTTCTTCTGCGAGTTGCCGTCGCTGCCGGCGGCGCGCGGCAGGTCGATGCCCTCGAAGAGCTTCAGCTGCTCCTGGACGAGCTTCTCGTTCTTGGTGATCGGGCCCGCGATGTAGTAGGCAAGGAGTCGCGCAAACGCCACCACGAACAGCGGCGGAAAGCGCGTCGGGTCGGTGACGAGCGTCGTGTACTTCAGGACCGCGGCCTCGACGTTGGTGTAGAGCAGCGGCACCCCGTCAGCGTCGGATTCGAGGGCGAAGGGGTAGACCTTGCTGTCATCACTCGACTGCGGCAGGAGCACCGCAAGGGGCCGGATGCAGGGGTTAGGCAAGGCGTAGGCGAACGCCCAATGGTCCACGTCATTCTCGACCGAAGCGAGCGCCTGGCGCCGCGTAGCAAAGCCCCAGGCGTGCGCCTGCAGGAGCGCCGCCCGGGCGATCGGGTAAAAGCGAGCGCAGTGGTCGGCCTCGACCGTTGAGTCGGGAGGGTCGATCGAGGTGATATTCGCGTCCTGCCCGATCAGGGACAGGGCCAGGTTGCAGATGTCGACATCACTTGCCATCACGCGCCCCTTTCAAAAAGATCGGGGCCCCGAAGGACCCCGACCCGGTACTGCACTCGAAAGCGAACGAGTGATCTAGACCAGGTCGGCGCCAGGCCCAGGCTTGGGCTCGGTGCCGCGACGCTTCGGGCCTGCGGCCGCGATTGCACCCGCGACCTCCTGAGAGCGGCCCGAGGCGATCTCGGCCTTGAGGGCCTGCTTCGCCTGGTCCGTCACCGGCACAAACCAGGAGCACTGCACGCCATCCGGCGCATCGAACTCCGAGCCCTTGCGTCGACGGGAACCGTCAAACCCGTCCTTGATCGCGATCACTCGCACGAGCTAGCGCTTAGATGCCGTCGTTGTAAGCTTTCCAGCTCTCGACTTCCTGGTCCGTGAGCCAAGAGCTCACCGTGACCGAGGGGGTCGTCCCACCGAGCGTGCCGTACATCCGCAGATACCGCTCGTTGGTGTTCGGCACCATCTGCACGTACTTCGTGCCGGCCGCCGTTCCCCGCGGGATCGCCTGCGTCGCAAGCGTCGTCGCCGAGCCGAAGCTGTCTGCGTCGTCGGTCTGCAGCGTGAACGAGTAGGTCTCGTTCGTGTCCACGCCGTCGGCGGCAACGTCCACCGAGATGACCCAGAACAGGGGCCGGCCGTTGCCGAGATCCGCGTCCACGCCCACGTCTACCGTGCTCGTGCTCGCGGCGGTCACCGTGAAGGCCTGCGCGTCCGAGAACTCCAGTCTTTTGTCGATGATCATGGTTCTTCTCCAGTCCTTTCGCTTACGCGACCAGTGTTTCGGTGTTGAGGATCGCGTCGACGCGCTTGACGGGAATCCCGTCGAAGCTCATCACACGCTTGCCGGCAACCGTCTCGTAGGTCAGGTTGTTGGCGACCTTCTCGAGGATGCCCAGGCGCAGACTCTCGCGGATCGTGCGGTTGACGTACCACACCGCGCGCCCCATTCCGAAGCTCGGGATGCGCTCGGCCGCCTGCACCATCCAGGTGACGAGGTTCTTCGTGTTCGAGATCGTCGTGAGCGCCGACAGGTCGACGTTCGCAACGCGCACGATGTAGCGCCAGTCACGCACGCTCAGGCCGCAGTCCCAACGGTAGTGCGAACGGTAGGCTTCCATCCGGCCGCCGTTCCCGTCGACGTCTTCGATCGTCACCTGGCCCTTGTCGCTCATCTGCAAGCCCGCGACGCTGCCCTTCGGGTAGATCCCGTGGACGGTGTTCGGGCCCCACACCACGAGCCACATGCTCGTGTTGTCGGACTCGGTCGCGCCGGCGTTGATGATGTTCAGACCGTTGGCCGCCGAGAGGCTGTTGAAGCGCGGGGCGAACCCCGTGAAGGCCTCGGGCTCGGTGCCCTCGTTGCCGTAAAAGAGCGTCGAGGCGAACTCCTGGTTCATGCCCTCGATGTGCGCGCGGTCCTCGGACATGCGGAAGGCGGCCGTGTTGCCGTTCAGGTCGGCGAGTGCTTTGTCGACCTCGGCATACGCTTCCATCATCCCGCAGTTGTCTGTGACCTGCACGGTCGTGCTACGCGCCGGCTGCACTCCCCCGTAGAGTTTCCTCCAGGTCGGGGTCGGGATGCCGGTACGGATCGTGGTGCGGTGCCCCGTGGGGAGGTTCCCCTCGAGGAAGGTTGCATCCCCGATCACTTCGTTGGTGAGGTTGAGGATCTCGACGATCTTGTCGATGTTGCCATCGGGGTCGAGCCTCTTCGCCACATCCAGCAGTGTCGGGTTCGTGGTGGCAAGGGTTGCCATTGCGATCTCCTAGTTCAGGCTGCGTGCTTCGAGTTGGGATAAGAGAGGACTGTCCCGTCGGCGCCGGAGGCTTGCCTCCCGCCCCGCACGAGTTGGTCCTCGCTGATTGCTTTTCCGATCCTCCAGAAGGTCCGAACCACGGCGGGGTTGCTGCCGTAGCCGGTTTTCTCGAGCACCTCCAGTAGCTCTGGCGGGGCGAACTGTGCAATCGCCTTTCTCGCCAGCCCCAGGTTCGCTTCGAAGGACTCGCCCCCGAGCTCTTTGTCCGCCTTGACTTCGGCTTCCCAGGCAGCGCGCTCGGACTTTCTCGACTCGAGGAACGCAGCTTCGGCTTTTTGCCGGCGCTTCGCCTCGAAATCGACAACCCGTTGCGCCTGCTCCTGGGAGAGCTTGGAGTCCTTGGCGAACCCTTCGAGCTCTTTCAGGAACTCGCCCTCGAGCGTGACCCCCTCCGGCGCCTTCAGTTCGTACTTCTCGGGCGCGGCCGGGGCCGCCGGGGTGCTCGCCGCGACTTGCGCGGCGGGTGATGCTCCAGCCTCTTTCGACTCGGGTGTTGCTGCCGCAGCCGCGGGATCAGGTTTCTGTTCTTGCCCGCTCGTCGGCGTTGCGTCTGCCATGTGCTTGATGCTCCTTCACCATGACGTGGTACTGCTCAGGGCACACCTCGTGGATTTCATTCACGAGCAGCAGGCCCATATTTCGCATGCCCTCGAGGAAGGCCATTTCGCTTGACGCTCGAAAGGTTGAGCGGAAAACGCCGGCCTGGCCCAGGAGGCGCCACACGATCCGGCGTCCCTGCTTGTGCGCCATCAGCCACTTGAAATCTTCGACCTCTTGTTCGCGCTGGAGCTTGCGATCGCGCTCCAGTTCTTCCTTCGCCCGATCGGTTGATGCGAGATCGGTCGGGTCTTGATTAAGCGGCACGGGGCTACAGTAAAGCCTCGTAGCGCTCTCAAGGTGCCCCCTAGCGGCGGGGCCTCACACCGGCCACCCAGCGAATCTGTGGTTCGTGGGGTCAGAGCCCTTCCAGATCTTCCAGCTCACCACGGGATTACCCTCTGCGTCCACGGTGTCGGGCTTGCCGTCCCACTCCGCGACGTAGAGAATGGCCGCGTTGTTGCGGAGGAAATTGACCAGAGCGTCAGGCAAGTCGTTGGAATCGCGCTCAAGCAGGATGTCGTAATACTTGGTCGGAGGGCCGTCAGGCACGAGCCCCGGCACGTTGTTGCCGTTCTCGTCGCGCACGGTTCCCATCTTCATCGGCTGCTTGATGGGCGTGACTTGGCCCCAGCGCATGATGCGATCACGCACATCCGCTGCAATGCCACGAGCGATGAGGATATCTTTCAGGTCGGATGAGGCGACTATGCGGATCATGGCGTGGTCATCGCTTGGAGTTGGGCTGCGCTGAGTTTTACTCCGTAAATGCGGACATTGCGAAGCGTTGCGAAAGCACTTTGCGAGGCACCTGTGCCACCGCGATTGCCGACACCAAGGGATGCAGCAAGAGTGAACGATCCCGTATAAGCAGAGGTCAAAATTGCCGTACCATCACGACCCACTGCCATGCCAGAAGCATCCCATGCACCGATGTTCTTGGTCACTACCGTAAGCGCAGAATTACCAATGTTGGACACGGGGTTGTTAGTTCCGTCGTACATCTCGGCTTTTGTATCCAAATTGTTCTTGAAAGAAAATCCCTTGTTTACATTGTCCAACCCTACGATAGATGCGGTGCCTGACTGGATTCCAATCTGCTTACCTTCTGCATAAATCGTCCCTGCGGTTTCGCTCACATTCCCCGCCGTGACATACGTCAGCACATCAGCGTTCCGCGATGCCGTGGAGGAATTCGTTGGAATGTACGAGGAGGGGAAGGCTACGTTGTCCTCTACCTGTGCGCCCCATGCGTAGTAGGTGGCGTTGTTGACGCGGGTGTTAGATGCGTCGGCAGAAGCAGAGTAAATACCAAAAACTATCGTCGTTGCTCCTGACCCGATTTTCCCAACAAGAGTGCATCTATACCAACCGTTTGCAAATGATTCAATTGAAACAGATACGCTACTCGCGGTTCCAGCGGCGGTCGCAGAACCAACAAAGCCATTTGTCAGATCGAACCACCCTCTAGCAATGTTTGCGCCGTTGTTAAATGTGAAGCGCAACCATTGGGTATTTCCTTTCTTTAGAAACGCACTCATTACATAGGAAGCATCAGCAGTCATTGTGATGCTTTGGGTGATAGAGTCCGTTCCAGCAACCCCGCAGGTGCAAAGGTCAGCAGTCGTACGTCCATCAGGCGAAGCGATGTTGTCGCTCGTTACCGTGGTGTCCGTGTTCGTCCACACGCTGCTGCTCGCGGTGGTATCGAACACCTCGCTCCACTTGCAC